CGACATGTGCAATCCTCCAGGTTTTTAGATACACGAATACCTAATTTGCTTAGAGAATGTCAGATTGTATAGAAGATGTTCAGAGGGTTGGGAGATCTTTTTGGACGGTGCCTGCTGTTTCAGCAGTTTTTGGTTTAGCTTTTTTAGCAGCTTCGTTTTCTTTTACTCTGCCTTGCAAGTGTTGAACTACTCCAGCAGCTTCAGTAACGGCTTCAATAATCTTTGAATGCATATCATTCATTGCTTGCGAATAAATGCGTTGTTCATCGGGAGATAGCTCGTCTGGATCTGTGATTTCCAAAGCATCAAGCATTGATTCTTCAAATTTCAAAGCTGCTTGTTGTGCTTGAATGCTCAAAGAACGAATTGCTTGCATCTTGTGTCCCTCTTTGAGCATTTGGATTTTACGCTCAACAAGAAGAGAAACTAGACGTTTTATTTTTTCTTCAGTAATCATGATTGTTTATTCATCCTTGTTGTATTTCAGAAAGCCGTGAATTGAATCAACCATAGCTGCTGCAATAGCAACCTTTTCACGAACCCATTCATCATCTTCATCAATAGCATCAGCTAGATCACGGATTTCCATAGCTTTGTCTGCCATTCTAAGAAGATTTCCACGAACCATACCCAGTTCCTGACCACGACCACCATGTTGTTCATGATCTCGATGGCTCATGCCGGGAAACAAACCGTGAACATCTTCTGATCCCATATTATCCATCATTGGACCAAGTTTGACAACTTTTATAGAAGCTGGCGAAGACATTCCCATTTCTGGTCCTTCCATGTCTTTTATTGCTTCACAAGCACATTCTTTTATGATTTTTTTTAGTTTTTGTTTTGTTAAGGTCATATTACTTACCACCACTTCTTATATAGAGTTTTCTATAGTGTAAATATTCTCGCAAACTCTTTTGTAGTTCAGAACCTTCAGAAACTTGCGCCGGTTGACTTTGTTCTTCTGCCTCTGGTTCTTTGGGCTGTGGCAACTTAAACCCTTCGTTTTCTAACTGATCAACAACTTTTTTTAAATTTGGTGGAACTTTATCTGGATCGTTTTTGTTCTCTTCAAAAAATTCTAAAAACGCAGAAACAAGCTCTCTCTTATCACCCTTTTGAGAATAACTAAGAATTGTCTTGCGAATATCACGCTCTGTTTTACCCGACAAGCTTTTTGCAAGCTCTTCTCCCTCGTTTGTGGGTTCCTTTTCATCTTCTTTATTTCCTGCCTCTCCTGAGCCTTCTGGAGATGCTGGCGGGGTTGCTGGAGGTCCAGCAGGAGGCATACCTTGTTCGTTGATCAAATCAAGAAACATGTCAATTTCTTCATTGATTATCTTGGCTAACAAACTGTATTGAGTCGGTGTTGTTTTCTTCATGTTTATAGAATAAATATAATCAACTGTGGAGGATAACCAAGAAGAGAGAGGAGAAGATTGTTAAAACAGTTTTCTCTCAAAGATTACGATATTTCTTCTTGACATTCCGCATAACAACCCAGTTAAAAATAGGTTTGTATACACCGGAACCTATCCAAGTTTCATCTTTTAAATGTTTTCTTACCATGTTTGGAAATGGCCAAGTCCAATAGTAAAGGCTTGTTGTCATTTGTTTTTCAATCCATTCATAGATTGAAACCATTTGTTCATCTTTCCAAAAATCACATTTACGTGCAAATAAAACGCTGGTACGGTATGCTCTTAGTTCAAAATAATAACGTCCCGGTGCAGGCAAAGGTGCAAGTCCTAAAAGAAACAACAAACACCACAAAAATCCAATTTTCCAAAAAGCTAGAAAGCTCAATAAAGAAAAAACGGCAAGGGATTGAGGAAACAGATAAAGGAACTTAAAAACTGGTCCTGTTAGCTTGTTTGAGTCATAGATATGTACTCCTTCATGTACGAGTACACGCAACAGGTTTTCGTCAGGATCACGAAGTAAATGATCTGGAACGTAAACAGTGTTTCCAATCGTTGTGATATAATGATCCATAAAATCTGGTGATATTTTTGTTACTCCAAACAACCACCCTATTGCTTTCATTAGTTTTGAGGAACTCTTCGACATAACATTCATACCAAAACCGTGGAGTTTGTAGTAGTCGGAAAGATAATCTAAAATATAAGGGGAAAGATTGGGTGCTTTTGATGTGTCCATAAAAATAAATAGAACCCCTTGACACCTTTTTTCCGGTGTTCTACGTGGAGAAACCCAAGCGGCTGTAACAGTCAGCGTTAGCTGAAATCCTAAAAACCCTAAAAACAAAGAAATCGACGAGAAGAAAAATAATGTCTTTACTTCTTCTCGTCGATATTTTATTGTAGGGGTATGAGCAACAACACCAGCACCAAGAACGACAAGGTTCACTCTTCTATTCGGGATTCTGTGCGCCATGAGCCCGATCCCGCCGTGAACCCTGACGAGTACCGTATTGATACCGCTCTTGTACAAGTGCTTCACTCTGAGCCCTTCTCCAGCGAAATCTCTATGCGAACTCCCAAGGTTCAGAACTGGAATGTGGATACCGCTTACGTTGCCTCCGATAAGGAAGCCAATATTCACCTTGGTTATAATCCCGATTTCATGCGTTCATTGCCTTATGCACATAAGGTTGGTGTGATTATTCACGAAATTCTGCATATTGCTTTTGGGCATATTGCAGAGCGTGCTCCCGCTAACAAGCGTGATGCCAAGATTTTCAACATTGCTGCTGATCTTGCGATTAATAGTATTATCGGAGAGTCTCGTTTGCCCGATTTCTGTCTTATGCCGGGGCGTGCCCCCAAGACCGATGACCCCCAACTTGCTGCTCTTATCAAGGGTTTCCCTAAGCTTGAGAGTACCGATTATTATTTTAATCGTTTGAAGCAATATGCGGAGTCCAAGTCTAGTGGTGATGATGCGGATTACGAACTCCAGATCGGCAATGAGAACGGTGAGACTCTTGATTCTCACGGTGGCTTTGGTGATGTTCCTGACGAGGTAAAGGACATTCTTAAGAACAACGCCAAGGAAATGCTTGAGGCTGGCGTTAAGAATGCACAACGTTCTGCTAAGTGGGGCACCATTCCCTCAGAGATTGCTGCTACTCTTGAGGCGATGTTGAAGAATGAACTTGATTGGAAGGCTATTCTTCGCATGTTCCTTGGTCGTACTCGTTCGATGGATCGGTACAGCACCGTCAAGCGTATTAACAAGCGTATGCCTTATGCTTTTCCCGGTGTGAAGCGTACCACTGTTGCCAACGTTCTCTGTGCCATTGATCAGTCTGGGTCTGTTGGCGATGACGATGTTCAGCGGTTTCTTGCAGAGGCTTTTGCTGCCAGCAAGGAAGGTCAGCTTGATGTGATTAACTTTGATACGGAGATGGACGAAAAGAGTCTCCAGAGTGTCAAGAATGGTCAGAACTTCAAGTGGCAGCGCACTCGCTGCGGTGGTACAGATTTTGATGCAGTTCGTCGTTATGTGAACGATCCTAAGCGTCGAGGCAAGTACAGTGCTGTACTTATTATGACAGACGGTTATGCTCCTAAGATGGGTGCCGTTGTGGGAACCAAGGTTATGTGGATTATTACGGAAACTGGAGATATGTCTGCGGCTCGCCCCGGTGACTTGGTTGTGAAAATGGGTGTTAAGGACAAGACCGTGAAGCGTGCGTGAAAAGGAGATAACCAATGTTTCGTCATTATTGGCCCGAAAACAGTTGTTGCGATAAATGCGGAACCATGTGTTCCGGTGCAATGCTGTATATCAGCGATGTTCCAGTTTTTTTTGTTTGCGAGGTTTGTAGTCCTGCCCATCGTAACGCTGCGGTAGACTTTGCTCACGATCTTGCTGATGAAGAGGAACTCAACGGCTGGAACTGGCTCACCTCAGAAAATCCCTAGTTTTCCCGAAAAAGAAAAAAGAAAATAATAAGGTTTAGAATATCAAACCACCCTGCTATACTAGTTCTAGAAAGGTTAAGGAACAACAACATGACTTCCGCTCTCTCGCTCGATATCGCCACCACCAAGAAGCTTTTCACCCGTTTCTCGTCCTCTCGGGCGACCATGCTCCGTGGCCGACACGGCATTGGAAAGTCACAGGTTGTTTATCAGATTGCTGGTGATCTGCGCCATGACGCTTACCGTGATCCCGGTGTCTGTGAGCGGGTTTCTGCTGCTCTCGCCAAGGATTCTGGTTTTGTCAAGATGGTTGCTTCCTTTTGGAAGGCAAATGCTACTAATGCAAAGTATGATGGTTGCCCCCGCAACATCTGGCATTATGACATGGGCGTTCCCGTCGTTGAGCGTCGTCTGTCCCAGATGACCGAGGGTGATATCACGGGTATTCCTTTCGAGGGTAATCGGGGTGGTACGGTGTTTCGTGCGGTTGAGTGGCTTCTCACGGCTTGTGAGTTCCCCTGCGTCCTCTTCTTGGACGAGTTGAACCGTGCAATTAAGGGTGTTGAGCAAGCTACGTTTCAGCTTGCGGATAGCAAGGCTTTTGATGGCAACCTGCTCCATGAGGGTTCTCGTGTGATGGTTGCGGTGAATATCGGTGATGCGTATGACGTTCAGCCGATGGACCCTGCTGCTCTGAGCCGTTATGCTGTGGTTGATCTTGAGCCTACGGTGCAAGATTGGCTTTCTTGGGCGGCTACGAACTGCCACGAAGCCCTTGTGGAGTTTATTCGCAGCAACGAGCGTCTTCTGGAGCACAAAGGTCTTGCTGAGCCGAACACCAAGACGCCGGATCGTCGTGCTTGGGGTAACCTTGATGCGGAGCTCCAGCAAGCAGGTCTGTATGATCAGTGCAATGATCCCGTGTTTTATCACATGACTGCGAGCATGGTTGGCACCGAGGGAGCGGCGAAGTTTTGGAACTTTATGAAGGAGCGGGCCGCTGATATCTCTGCTGCTGATGTTCTTATGGATTGGAATGCTTGTTCGAAGCGTCTGCCGAAGGATGATGTAAAGCGTAATGCGAAGTTTGTAGATATTATGGCAAAGATGAATCATCATCTGGCGAAGCACATCATGACTCCTGCGGAGCGTGAAGAGTTTGTTAAGTTTTTCAAGGAGGCTCCTGCCGAGGTTCGTTTCACTTGTTGGAAGGGTCTTGGTCAGAACGTCATGGAGAATCTGATTCCTATTCACCCGCAGATTAGGAGTCTCCTCGTGGAGTCCACGCACGGTACTCCGAAGGCGACTCCTGCTCCTGCCCCCGTTCCTGCAAAGCCCGCTGTTCCCGTTAAGGCTCGCACTCGCAAGGTTTGATATTAAACCATAATAACTGAATAGGGCCGGATACGAAAGTATCCGGCCTTTTCTATTTGTTTGATTCGTAGATTATGTTCTGGTATCTTATGTCTACAGGAGACACACATGGCATATATTCGTAATGACTTCATTTTTAGTTTTGTAAAAGTACATCCAAACGCACAACTTCCAAAATGTGCTCATGAGCAAGGTGATGCTGGTTTTGATCTACATGCAGTGGAAGATCAAACACTAGAACCGGGAACAGTTTCAATGGTTCGTACAGGACTTCAACTTGCACAGTGCCCGCTTATGGATAACGAAGGCAACCAATATTATCTTGATGTTCGCTCACGCTCTGGCCTTTCTAGGAAGCTTGTGTTCCCAGTGACGGGAACAGTTGACAGGAACTACCGAGGGGAGATTAACGTTGTTCTTGCCAATATGGGTAAAGAGCCATATCATATTAAACAAGGGGAACGTGTCGCACAGTTGGTCGTTCAAATGATTATTGGGAATGGTCCATGTACCAAGGTTAAGTTTGTAGAAACGGATACGGTTGAAGAAACAGACCGTGGCGAAGGTGGATTTGGAAGCACTGGTCGCTGATAGACATGTTGATTAAAGAAATTATCCATAACATTGAACCTGGGATTTTGATTCAAGGGTTGACTGTTGAGCCTTTTAAAGTTGAAAACAATCCTTCACCTTCGGGCAAGCAAACTTCTGCACCACGGGTTGCAACACTCAATCCAGATAGATGGCATTATCCTGTTCCAAATTTTGATTGCCCTGTAATTCGTACTATGTTTTATCTCGACTCTAAAAAACCAGAATGGGTTAGGACTTATCTACAAGCAGAGATCAAGGAAAAAGGGATTGCAAACTGTTTAATTCAAGATCCTTGGAACGAATGGAGAGGGTATGAGTTTATTGAATTCAAACAAGGTGCTCCAATTGGAGTACATCTTGGAGAATTTATGGTTTGTCGTGTTAATGGGTCAAAGGATAGAAAATACAATAATCTATACACCAAGGTTCTTTTGATAGATGGAAGAATCGGGTTTTTGGTACTGGAAACAGAAGATAGAGTTAATAGAAAAGCAGAGCTAATATGAGTACGATTGAAAAACCTATCATTGTTATTGATGGTTTAAATTTTTTTTTACGCCATCATACATATCTCGTAGGAGAATGTTGTAATGCCAAGAAAGATTATCCTAATCACAAAAGAACAGCTTGAAATAGCTTATGTTTTAGAGCAGAAGTCATTAAAAGATATTGCTAAAGAGTTTTCATGTTCAGCACAAACTGTTCTGAATTTATTAAGAAGATATGAAATACCAAGCAGGACAAATAAAGAACACACCGAAAAAACGAAGGCAAAATTATCTGAATTAAAAAGCGGCGAGAATCATCCATTTTATGGACAGAAACGACCTGAACATTCAGTTTGTTTAAAAGGTAAAAAACCTTATATTATGACAGATCAGATAAAGAAAAAAATGTCTGATTCTGCTGTAGGTAAAATCGTTTCCGAAGAAACTAGGAAAAAAATATCAGAAATAAACAAAGGAAAAATTATTTCTGATGAAACAAGAAAAAAAATTTCCGAAACAAATACTGGTCATTCTGTAACATCCGAAACTAGAAAAAAGATTTCGGAAAAAAGAAAAGGGAAATGTGTTGGAGAAAATCATCCGAATTGGAAACATCCTTCGGAGAGAAAAGTTCCTTTGTCAAGAAAAATTAGAAATAGCAAACAAATGCAAGATTGGCGACAAGCAATCTTTCTAAGAGACAATTGGACTTGTCAACATTGTAAAATTAGGGGAGGAAATTTAAATGCGGATCACATTAAGTCTTTTGCTTTGATCCTTAAAGAAAATTCAATTGTTGAATTTGAAAAAGCTTTATCCTGTGGGGAACTTTGGGATATAAACAATGGCAGAACATTATGTTTAGAATGCCATAAGAAAACTGATACATTTGCAAAACACATATAAAAAGCGAGAAAATAAATGATTCAAAAACCTATCATCGTTATCGATGGTCTGAATTTTTTTTTTACGGCACTTTATGGTCAATGAATCTATGAGTTCTACGGGAGAACTTGTTGGAGGAGTTGTTGGCTTCATTCGTGGAGTCGGAAGTTTAACCTCACTTCTCCATCCAGATCAGGTTATTGTTGTGTGGGAACAAGGTGGTCCATCACCAAGAAGGAAACACATCTTTTCTGAGTACAAAGCGAATCGTGCAACAAACAAAGCTTTACAAACAATTTATCGTGCAGATGGAAGAGTAACACCCAACGCAGATGCAAAGAACAAAGTATTTCAACTTCAACTACTTGCAAAGGCTCTTGGAAACTTGCCAATTTGTCAGGTATACGTTCCAGACACCGAATGTGATGATATTATTGCTTATATTGTTAAACGTAAACTACAGAATAGTTCTCAAACAAAAATTGTGGTTAGCAGCGATAAAGACTTTTATCAATTGTTGGAAGATAAAACGATTAGGATCTATGATCCAGCAAGAAATATCTTGATTGATGAAGCGTATATTCTTGAAAAGTTTGGTATATCACCAAGAAACATTACCCTTGCAAGAGCAGTTGCTGGTGATCCTTCAGATAATCTTGATGGGGTTTCAGGGGTAGGTCTTAAAACGGTCGCAGGACGTTTTCCTGACGTTGCAAGAACCGATATAGACCTTGACCTATCTTGGATTAAAGAAGCCTCTGCTGGGGCTATTAGCGCCTCGAAGAAGCCTCCAAAATGTTATGGAGACATTCTAAGAGAGATAGCAACAGTTGAACGCAACTGGAAACTGATGTATTTGGACACATCATGTTTAGCTGCTTCGCAGATTGCAAAGGTGGACTACAAATTAGAAAATTTCAAACCGGTTTGTAATCGGTTGGATTTTATCAAAACGTTTATGGCAGCGGATATCCCGTTGACACAAGACCTTGATTTGGCGTTTTCAGTGGCAAAAACGCTAGTCAGACATTCTTAGTGATCTCAAAGGTTGGTTATACTTACCTCTTATCCAACCTTGGAGGTAACCTCGAAGCAACCTCTTTAAAAATGAATATCC